TAAATGAGAAAAAAAAATTAAATCAAGTTAGTTATAAAAAAGTCAAAGGTTTACTTTTCAAATATCATTTTAAATACATGCGTAATCAAATCGAAATACATAATTATTTAACAATATTATTAAACGAAAATGGTTTGTTAACAATTAAAATTATGTTTAACGAACAAGATAAAATTCAATCTATTGATTATATAAAATCAATAGTACAATCATGTGCAAATAATTTAATAGATAAATTAGATAAATTACAAGGTATTTATCTAATGTCAAAAAGACTTCAGTCAATTGATATGTCTATTATTAAAATAGAATCAATTAATGTATTTTTAATAACAAATCAAACTATTAGTTTAGATACATTTCGACGTATGTTAACACAAGTAGAAATAAGACAATTTTTTGAAGCAAAAGAAACAATTTCAAAAGAAAAAGATAAACAAAATGATATATTACTGATGTATTATAAAAAATTTGGAAAAAAACAACAAGATGATACTGAAACTGATAAAAAAGGAATTACTGTTAATATTAAAGATAATCCTTTTAAATTAGATTCAAGTATAATTACTATATATGGTGGTTATAATTTAACACAATTACAAACTATTGTTAATGAAATTTTTGTTACAAATTTATTAATGAAAAAACCAGAATTTACTACACAAATATCAACTATATTTGATGATTTAGAATCAGAAGAAGAACAAGAAAAACAAATAAAAGAACGAAGTAATATCAAAATTTTAAGACAACGCGGTGTAAAAATTTTTTCATCAAAATGTCAAAAACCTAGGCAACCAATAATAGATGATAATTTGATTATAGATAAAAACAGAACAATGATTTATGAAAATAATAAATATATATGTCCAAATGACAAATATCCATATCCCGGATTTACACCAGATAATATTCCTTGTTGTTTTAAATTTCAAGGAAAAGGTATGGCTCAAAATATAAAAAATAAAGAAATTTATGAAACTATAGTTCAACCTTCTAATTTTACAGTAACTATAGAAGAAAACGAACATGGCGAGAGTATAAATTCATTTGAAACTTTAGTTATTAAAGTAATTTCTGATGGACAGCTATATGGATTTAATATAGATTCACCTTATTATTATGTTTCATATAGTCCAGAAGATGTTGACTTTCCGTTAAAACATATACATAATGATGATTTAATTTTAAAAATAAAACAAAAAGAAGATGAAGAACCTTTAATGTCTATATGGTTAGAAGCTGTTCCATTATCACAATTAATAAGCAAACCTAGTAAAAGTAAATGTCAACATCAACCAGATTTTGAAAAAGCAAATCGTTTAATAAATGACGTTTGTAAACATCACTCTAAAAATAAATTTTTTGGTTATAATATTAATAGTTACCCTTGTTGTTTTGATAAAGAAAGACCGTTGTTTAATATTAAAAAGATTAAAGAAAAGGATTCTACAAAACAACATATTTTAATAACAGATAAATTATTAAATGAAAAACGCCAAGGTTTATTGCCTCCTGGTTTAAATAAATTATTAAACGAAATTATAAAACCAGATACAAATGGAACTTTTTTAAGATGGGGAGTTAATCAAAATGAGTTATCTTTTCTTAATTGTGTTTTAGAAGCAATTGAACATAAAACAGAGTCTATGACAATAAATAATACAACAGAATTAAAAAGATACTTAACAGTATATATAAAAAATAATAAAGATGAATTTGAAAAATTAAATAATGGAACTATCAGTTTAAAATATACTTTTGATGAATATATAAAAGAAATTAACAATCATATACATTGGATAGATGTAATTGATTTATTAACTCGAGTATTAAAATGTAATATTTTTATTTTAGACGTACCTTATATTGAAACTGAATCAACTAAAATTTTCGATTACAATAATATTAAATTAGTATGTGATTTTTTCTCATTAATTGATAAAACAAAACCATTTATTATCATGATAAAAAAACAAAATGCATTCGAGATGGTCGTTTATAATACAGCTGTAAAATGGGATAAAAAATCACAAAAAATAGAAATTTTAAAAGATAAAAAAACCAAATCAATCATTAATTTTATATTTAATTACAACACAAATGATACAATAACGAGTAACATAGTTAACTTTTTATTAGAATACAACTTATCAAGTTGTGTTAAAGAAAATGAATACCCTGAAAATTTCAAATATGATCAATTATATGACATTAATGATATTGTAAAAATTTTAAATAAAACCCCAAATAAAATAGATTTACAATTAGTTAATAATTTTAATAAAGTTAATTATATCGTTACAAAAAATAAAATAATTATCCCTATTAAAGAAACTGGGATTATAGATTTACCAAAGGTCCAATTCGAAGACTACATCGATACAAACTTATTAAATATTAACGAATATAATACCCAAATAAAAAATCTTAATAAATATTTAAAAACACCTATCAAATTATTAGGAATAACATTAGACAACGATGACAAAATAAATAGTGTTATAACTAATTTTGGTCAATTTATTCCATTAAATCCAATTGACAAGACTAAAATAAAAGAATCTTTAGAAATACTACCAATGAAATATTATCATGATATCGATCAATTTTTAGCTAATAAAAAACAAAATATAAACCCAGAAATAGAATGGAATAAAAAGATAGAAACATTAAATGATAAAATATATAAAATTAAAAAAGATTTAGGAGAATCATTTATAAACGACAACATCTCTAAAAATCAAATAATAAATATTATAAAAACACCAATGATTTCACGATCAGAAAAAATAAATAATATAGTTAATTATTTACAACAAAAATTAAATTTAAATAATATTACATCATCAGATATGCAATTTATATTAAAACATATTGCAAATGAAATGATTAATGACAACATCGAAAATTTATTATTAAATAATTTAATCACATCAAATGTTTTTAACCCAGATGAAATAGTTAAACGAAATAACGAGTCAATTTGGTTAAATTTAGATGACATTAAAAAATGGATAAAAAAATTTAAACAACAAGACTAACGTAACTTTTAAAAAAGTAATACTAGTAACGTAAAATATTACTATTATTTTCATTAACAACTATTGTAAATTTTTTATGAAAAACAATATTATTATCTTTACTATAATAAATAGGATATTGAATTAAAATACCCTTTTCTAAACTTTCTTTTATTCCAAATTTATATTTAGGCTGCTTTCTATATGGTACACAATCAAATGCGTTTTTTTGATACTGTTCATGAATAACTGAACAAAAAGATTTAGATGAAGCTAATTTTAAATTATAAAAATATTCGTTAAAACGATAAATATGTGGTTGATGTGGTTCAACGTAATAATGTTCTGTTTCACCTTCTGAATTATTTTTTATTATTGTTAAATTTATAGTATATACTTCATCCTTTTCAAATTCAAAACATAAATTTTCTTTAGAAATTAATACATCTTCTTCATCATAATATTTTTTATAATTTGTAATAATATATTTCGATTCATCTGTAGATAATTTATTATCAAAATGTTGATAACTTATTGTATTTTCAACTGGAAAACAACCTAATTCTGTACATTTACTTTCTATATATGTTTTTACTTCATCATTAGTTTCTCCATGTTTTATTATTTTAACTATATCTTTTTGCAATTTATTTAAAAATTCTATATACTTTATATTCTTATTTTCATCTTTGTCATTTTCATTGTATATTATAGTTTCACCTAACATTGCAATACAACCACCAATATTAACACCTAATTCTATTTTAACAACATCACCATTTTTAATAATATTATATTCATCATTTTGACTCTCGTACGTATAATTTCCCACACAATTATTTAACGAAATACTTATAGGAAAAGCTATTCCTTTATTTTTTAATTGTTTATAAACTTGTTTACATTCTTTTTCGATTGTTTCATTACCTAAGATTTGTAATGTTGTTACATAAAGGACTTTACCAGAAATTATATTTTCTTTTAACATATTATATACTTTACCACAAATTTTAGCAGCAACATTGTATTTAGTATATAGAACAAGATCCATTACTATTATTATTAAATAATTTTATTATAAAATTATTTAATTAAAAACGAGAAATTATTTAATTATAAATCATTGTAGATAAAATAGATACAATTTGTTTTGATTTTTCTCTTTGTTGTTCTAATTTGTGTTTATATTCATAACATACTCTTAATTCATCTTTTATTTTTTTCATTTGATATTCTAAACTGACAATGGAATTCTGATGACTTTCTATAAAATCTTTTGTATTTTTTAAATATTTACCATGAAGATACATAACTTCATCTAATTGTAATTGTTTATAACATATATTACATTTTCTACTTGCAAAATATTCATTATCAAGAACTGGATATTTATATATATCTTCAAAGTGTGTATCTGCTAAACATTGAATATGATAAATATGATCACATGATAAAATAAAAAAATTGTCTTTACTTGAATTACTTTTACATAATTCACAATGAAAATCCGTTTTCTTTACATCTCGTTTCTCAATATTAACCCGTTGTATTTCATTAGTTTTAAAATTTATTTCATTTTCTGTTTTATGATAATCCTTATGTTGATCTTCTACATCATTCGTATTATTTAAATAATAATTATGAACTTTTTCTATTTTACTACTATTCATTTTTTCACTTGATCTATCATTTATTTCTTGATTCGACTCATTACTATTGCTACTTATGCTTTTATTATCATAACTTTCTGTATCAATATCATACACTTTTTTCTTTTTTAACATATTCATCATATTCATTATAAACAACAGATTTATTATATTATTTCTTATAATAAATTCATTTTTTTATTATAAATATACCATTTCATCTTTAGGTAAAATATTTGTACTAACTATTATTCCACAATACTCTTTTGGTTTTTCTCCATAATTATCATATTCGTATATATTTAACTTTATTGATTCTATAACTAAAAATTTAAATATCGTTCTAAATTCTTCTCCATGTCCTTGAATAGCATACCCATTTTTATCATAATTACATAAATGTGCTAATTCATGTAAAACAACATACATTAATAAATTTATATCATATATATCTTCATTGGTGTCTCTTGTTCGTAGACAAATATGCATTTCTTCTTTATTAATTGTATATGTTGTATATCTAGCATCTATAGCTGCTTCAGATAATACACTCGGTGAATAATTTTCCTTTAATTTTTTTATAAAATAATATTTATCACTATCTTTAAAATTTATAACCAAATGTTTAATTAATTTTTCAACACGTTTATTTATTTCAGAAAGAATATTAACAGATTCCTTAAGATATTTCTCATCCTTATTACCTCTTCTAATTAAATAATATTTATCATCTATATCTGATTTAAAACTTGTTATATCACTATATCTGATAAAAATAAAATATACAACTAATATTACAGCTATTATAATAAGTATATATTGCATTCTTATTATAAATGTATAAAAAAATAAACGGTAAATTGTTATTTTATTATGGTTTTATTATGGTTTGTATTCTAAACTTAATTTGCAAACTGGACAAAATTTACAATCTTCGCTTTTTACACATAAATCCTTCATTAATTTACTGGCATTAGATTGTAAAAAGGATCTATATTCGTGAGCATTAGTAATATTATATTTTCTTTGAATATAATTATTTAATTGACAATTAGGATTATAATCTGTAAATGCGCGAGCATCACTCATAACAAATTTAGGCATTTAAAGTATTATTATATATTCACAAGATAAAAAAATTCTTATTAATTAATTTTAATTTATTAAAAATTTATTATAATTATCACCCAATTTAAAATTTAAATGTTCTAATTCAATATCAGAATGAAAATTTTCCCTATCCAAATTACCATAATTTTCTTGTAAATTTTCTTCCATTCTATTTCCAGTTTCACTAACTACACCATTCGTATCATCATTAATATCATCATTAATATCATCATTAATAGCATCATTAATATTATCATTAATATCACCATTAATATCACCATTAATATCACCATTAATATCACCATTAACTTCACATTCGCTTTCACTTTTATTAACATTAACTTCAGATTCACTTAATAAAGAATTTAATAATTCTGGTGTTATTATTGATACGTTTGCAGACCCTGTTTTATTTAAATTATCATTATCATTATCATTATTACGACGTTGTAAATGATTATTTATTACTAGTAATTCTTTATCTAATACATTAAATGTTTTAGATATATCATTTCTATAAGATTCTAAATCTTGAATTCTAGTTTTCATATTTTTATTGTCTACATATACTTTTTCAAATTGATAATATAATTTTCTATAATTTTGTTCAGATTCTTGAAATTTATTAAAATAATACCAACTAACTAATCCTAATAGAATTAAAATAATAAGAGATCCAGACGTTTGACCAGACATGCTTAATTTTAATTATATTAAAAAGATAAATAATTAACGAAGAAACTTTTTTCATTAATATTAATCTAATATATATTCGTATAATATATCGTCAATTGAAAATTTTGGAGTCCAACCTAAATTTTTTAATTTAAATTGATCACCTGTAATAGATGTTGGTTTTGTATCAATACCTATAAATTTATTATTTATAATTAAAACATCTAAACCTGATTTTTTCTCAATATATTTATTATTATCTACATTTACTATTTCAATATCTGCTAATCTATACATCTTTTCAACATAACTTTTAATTTGTTCAAAATTATCACCACATATTAAATACGTATCACCAATATCTTGATCAATAATTATATGTATAGCAGATATAACATCTAATACATGATTTATATTTCTATAAGAATCAAGATTTCCTATTTCTAATATAGTTCTTTCTCCAGCCTTCCAACTTTTTATATGATTTGAAATCTTTTTTAATAAAAAATTATCACTTTTATTTTTTGATTCTGTTGTAAATATAATACCATTTGAAAAATTATAGTTATAAGTTTTTCTATAAAAATCAACTACTGAACTACCCATTATTTTTGCTATCGAATAAGGATGATCATGATACTTATATGTATCATCTTCTGATACAGTATATCTATTATGACCTTTATACATATCACTACTAGAAGCATTAAATAATACTGTTTTCCAACTATTTTTATGAATTATATCACATAAATGTGCAACAACCATTCCATTAGTATATAATGTATCAATCGGATTATAAAATGCATAAGATGAACTTGATAATGATGCTAAATGTACAATTATATCAGGTTTTATTATAGATAAAAAATTTTCTAATAGTTTTGTATTATTCATATCAAAATAACTTTTTAATATACCATTTTCATATTTAGGATTATTGTGTCCAATACCATATAAATCATATTTAAACAAATCACTCCTCTTTATATAATTACCAATAAACCCATCACAACCTGTTATTAACAACCGTTTCTTTGAACTATAAATTTCAAAATTTGGTAAAGGAAATATAAATTGACCACCATTATTTAAAAAGGTAGATTCTCTTTTAATTATTTCATCCTTAAAATGCCAAGGTAACACTAATAAAAATTCAGGAGGAGATCGTCTCATTTCTTCTTCACTTATTATAGGAATTCCAGTAGATGTCATTTTACCTACTTTATTTAAATTTCTTTCTACTGCATATTTAATATCACTTTCAGTTATATTAGCATATTGTAATAAACAATTACCTTTTGTAGATGCACCATATATATAAACACTTTTTCCATTTTTATTAACTAAATCTATAAAACTCCGTAATTTTGCAATTTCATTATCACATCCTTCCATAAATTTTATATATGTATCTTCTGATCTTAATTTATTTTGATCCTCATTTTCTAATATATTTTTTATCAATGCTTTATTTTCAACATATTTATCTGACGACCGTTTCGCAAAATAAATTCTAAAACTTCCACCATTACATTCGTTAAATTTAATATCTACTATCTTAAAATTTGCTAAGTCTGCTATCATTTTTATTTGATATAAAGAATAATATTCTAAATGTTCATGACATATAGTATCTATACTATTTTTCTGGATCATACTAAGTAAATAACTTTGTTCACATGTCCATATTCCATTATCATCTAAAATACTATATATATCCTTTGCAAATTGAACAGGATCTGGTAAATCATAAAACATTGATATGGAACTCACAATTTTACATTTAATGTTACCATACATATTTACAAAATTTTCATGTGTAAAATAAGTTGGTAATAATTCAACACCATTTACGTAGTATTCTTTAAATTGTTTACCAGTAGGATCTATTCCTATTCTTCTATATTTATTAGAATAATACTGTAACATTGTAGAATCATTACTACCTATATCAACTATTGTATCGCCAGTATTTAAATCTACTTTTGACAATATTTCATCATTGTATTCCTTTAAATGTTGTTTCATAGTATTACTTATACCAGAACGATAGCCATATTCATGTTCGTATAACTCTGATTGATTTTCCGAATATCTTAATTGTAATAAATAACAATTCTCGCATAAACACAATATTATTTTAGTTTTAGACGTACAAAAATCTTTGTATTTTGGAAATTTTGATGTATTATATTGTTCACCTAAATCTATAACATTTGTTAACTTATCACTTTTACATATTCTACACTCGGTACATTCCATATTATACTTATATAAGCAATTTATTTTTAAATATACAACACACTTTAAAAATAAATGATTATAAATTAAAACATTTTTTTAATAATTTGATGACATGTAATTGAATTTGTATTATTATAATGTTTTTTTATAAATTCGTCGTCTACTAAATCCGGATGAACCCACCAATCTTCAAATGAAGAAAAATTAGTATCGATACCTATACCAACATCTGGAAATAATAATACATAACCTCTTTTATGTAAAATTTGTCTAGATATATATCTTGTATCATAAAAATCCCCTCTATAAAAATCATGTTCAAATGTTATTATTGCAAATTTATATTTATCAAATATATATTTATCAAATAACTTTATTACTTTTAATGTCGATTCATTATCAACTTCTAAATCAATTTGTAAATAATCAACCGTTTCCGGTACATTGTTCGTTTTAAATAATTCTAAATAATCTATTTTTGTAGCATCTTTTATCACATGAATACTATTAGGTCTTTCTGTTATATATGATTCTAAATAATTATTATCATACTCTACCATTATACCTCGCCAATCAAAATGCTTTTCTAAAATATAAGTGTTATTAGTATGTTTAGGCCAAGCTGACCCTATTTCTACAAAATAACCAGATTTTTTAAAATCATTTGCAAACAATACAAATAAATCCTGGTAAGCATGACCATTAACATCAATTTTTTTATTATTTAATTCTAAATATATATTGTCATTATTATTAACTTGAAGTTTCTTTTCTAAAACAGATAAATTTTCCATACTAATTTTGTTTCTATATAGTCGTAATATATTTTCATCTCTTGTGTCTATAAGATATTTACTATTTAATTCAGTCTGCAAGTCTTTTCCATTTAATCTGTAAGATAAACAATATTCATTTGGTATATTATAATTTGATATAGCTTCATCATTTGTCAATAATATTAAATTATTATTTAATGCAAATGATATACTACCACTCCATATACCAATAGAGTTTGGTACATGTAATACAAATTTAATATTATTTGAACATATATAATCATATATATATTCTGTAGTTTTTTCATATTGTACATGAATATTTTTATATTTTGATATTAATTTCTCTAAATCGTCTGTTAATCGTCTTGTAAAAATAGTTAATTGAACATTTTCTAATCTTAATATTTTGTCATATATATTACTATCTATATCATTCATCCATCCTATTTTAATAATATTTATTTTTTTATTTGGTCCTAACTTTTCATATAAATCATTATACATTTTATGATGATCATTTAATCCTATATAAGGAAAATTACTTATAGGAGTCATAAGATCACCTTTTAATTGATTAGATACTATAAAATAATTAAAGTCACTAAATGAATTTTTTAATAAAGTCATTTCTTCTAAAGTGTGTACTAAAAATAATATCTTGTTGTTATTTAATTTATATTCCTTAATATTCTTTACAATAAGATCTAGATGTGATAAATTTATATATTTAAAACAAACTTCGTTTTGATAATCCTCTATAAAATAATTTAAAAAAGACTTTTGAATAAATTTAAATTTTCGTCTTAAAAAGGTTAAATTATTATAATCATCATCCTCTATATATAAAATGATATTATATTTTGTATGTACTAATTCAAATAAAAAATCTAATAATTCTGTATGATATTGTGTAACCACAAAACCTATATTACCACGCATATATAATTATAATAATATTTTCAAAATAAAAAGAAAACGTCGTGTTCTTTTTATTTAAATTAAATAACAATCCGTATTATTGTAATTAATTACATTGTGTCTTTTAATAATACTTGAAACCACTGTTCTACTCCGTTTCAATTCATCACTTGCATCGCTTACACTTTGCCATTCCGATACAACTTCTTGTGTTAAAACATTTACTGCTTTTACTACTTTTCTATTTTTAGGTTTATAATTTAAAACAGGTTCAGGTTCATTTGAACTTTTCAATGCAACTCCTAACCAACCACCCAAACGACAATCAATGTCAAGATTACTCGCACCCTTTCTTAATCTTATAAACATAGTATCAAAATACGCTTTAACTTTTTCCTTATAATAATACGATACATCAAAATTATAATGTTCTTTACAAAAATTTTCAAAATCTTTAAACAATTCATTTATTGTAACTCTATAACCAGGTGCTCTCTGACAATTATGATATAAGTAATTTTCTATTATTTTATCTTTTGTGGATACATGAAAATTATAAAATTCATCTTTTATTTTAATACCATTAAAAAAGTTTGTTAATTTAGATGTAGAAACTAACGGATTATATCGCCTCATAGTCGATCTAAACTGTTTTTTTAAATGTTCGATCATCATCTTTAATTGTTTATGATTAGCACTTTTCGACCAAATTTTATATTGGTTTTTTAATTCGGTATATGATATAGAATAATCATCGTTTATTTCACAACAATCTTTTATAAATTTATCAAAATCATTAGGATTATTAACATAATCTTTAACATTTAATTCTGTAAAAGAAACATTATTTTCATCCACGTTTTCATTAATATTATTCTGATTTTCATTAACATTATTATGGTTTTCATTAATATTAAGTATTTCTTCATAAATTTCATTTCGTGTTTCATTGGCAATAACAACTTCATTCTCATTATTATTCTCTTTATTTAGACACGTGTTATTTGTTTGTTGTTTAATCGTATCAAGAAAGTTTTTAGTTTCTGATAATAACTCTTGATTTTCAAAATTTATATTTAGATCAAGTATTAATTTAGCATATTCGACAGCGTTTATTATTGTATTTAAATTAGAACTAAACCATTCACGTTTAGTAGCTAATCTATATTTATCTAATATAAAATGACAAACGCGTTCTAAAACACACGAATTAGAACACATGACTTGATGAACTATTTCTCCATCAAAAGTTGCTGTTTTATGTGTATATTCACGTTCATTACAATTTTTAGTTCTTCCAATTTTATAAATATTTTTATTATCATATGACGAACGAAAAATATATACACTTTGACCAGGTTTAAATTTATTAGTTTTTTTTGTTAAAACATTTATAGTCTTTTCCTTTTCACTTAATTCAATTTGAAGAATTGCATTTTGAGCTTGTATTTGGTAATTTTCTTTATTTTTATTTTCTAATAATATTTTATTTTCTTCTATTTGACGTTTTAATTCTTTAGATTGATTAAAAATTATATCATCTAAAATATTTCCTGCCCATTTTCTAAATTTCTTTGCTATTTCTTTTTTACTGTTATAAAGTAAACGATAAACTCCTTGACTTGTTAAAAAAGTTGTATCTTGTATACGTTTTTCGGTGTCATAGGCTTTACGTATAACACGCTCATCATCTTCTTCGTAATTTTGTATTGTTGAATGTATATTGACAATACCTAATACCTTACCTACATCAGATGCTTTAAAATAATATACTTTTTTATTATTAATATCTTCATGTAAGATTGATATCGGGTTATTTTCAAATGCTTTAATTATACAATTGTTATCTGTTTTTATTTCTTCTATCATTTTATTTGTGTTATATACTGTCTATATCATCTTATAGTATATTATTTTTAAATTAAAAACGCATTTAATTTAAAATAAATATAAATTCTTAAATGTATCTATATTTAACATAATTTCTTCTTTACCAGAACCGCCCCAACTTCATTTTCTACAAAATTACTTTTTATGGTCTTCATTGCATCTTCCAAGTTAATTGGATAATCATTAAATATTAATATTATTAAATAATTATATAGATTTTGGTTGGAAACTTTTATAAAATGGTTTGTAAGTTTTAAACGGTGATTGTCGTTGAAATGATCTTTTACTTGTATAATAAAAATTTGAACAAATGTAATTATTATTCATTGCAACAATATCATTATGGACTTTTTGAATAACTGATTTTTTAGCAGTATCATATGGTCTTATTAAGTACATACATTCATCGTAAGATAACCAACCAATATTTTGAACTTCACCAGTTTGGATTTTGTTCTTATAATCTATTTTTGGTGGATGAATACCACTTTTCATCTTAACTAAATAATAAATGTGTCGATATTCTATACCATTTGTACCAAGAAATTCTTCATGAATAATTGGATAATTTTTAATAAAATCATAACAAGATTTATCATATCCAGTTTCTTCATAAAACTCCCTTTCGGCACACCCTATATTTGTCTCCCGCATATTTCTTCTACCCTTTGGAAATCCAAACTCTTGATAACTAAAATCGGTAGAATGACCAAATTCTTGGATTAATTTAGGAATATCTAATTTATTAAATTTTTTATACGCAGCCTCATATTCATTTTTAAAACATTTTGACTCATGATTAACCCATAATGTATTCCAAATTTCATCAAATGATTTTGTTAATAAATCATTTTTTTCCTGTTGTGTCATTTCATTTATAAAAATAGGCAAAACTTCTTGTAATTCATTAGGTTCATCCGGGTATTTACCTCTCACAAAATCAGTAAATCCCATTGTATCCTTTCTCTGAATCATTAAAAATTTAACATAAGGATATTGTTTTTCATGAGTTTCACTTTTATTTAATATATTCTTTAAAGAATCATTAGTATCATCTATTTCATCATGTGGACCATTTATTACCTTAAATGCTATAATACCAAAACTTGTAATTGGATTTACACAATCTTTAACAACATGCCCTTTCTCTCCACAATTCACACAGTACACATTTTTATATTTTAATTTAACATCCTTTTTTGACGGATTGTAAATAGCAATTTCTTGTTCATTTAACTGAATATAATCGTTAACTATGTTAAAGTTATTATTATTATTTATATTATCAATTATATCATTATTTGTATATTCTTTTACTAATTTATTCCAATTATACATAGCATATACACGAATACCTTTCCTATTAATAATAAATTTTATTTTTTTAAATTCGTTTTTTTATTACAATAGATGTTTATTTTTTATTTTTAATTTACATTTTAACATTAATAATGTTTGATTTATATTTATTTAATACTATTATTAATACTATATGGTATATTTTTACTATATTATTTGTTTTATATAAATTTACATCGTTTTTTTCGTATATGTATAATTTCATAAAATTCTGTGGAAAAGTATTCACATGGATCAAATATTTATATAATCAAATAATAATTTATTTACAAAAAAAAAGAGGATATAAATACACTTTACTAAACGATTTAGAATCTCAACAAACACAACAAAATAAAACATATTTCCAAAAAATAAAAGCGAATATATGGAAAACATATATAAAATTTAAATTGTACTTAGGATTTTCACATACGCAACGTCCGTCACAAACAAATCATGGAATTCCATTAACTGAAAATGTATCAAATAGTAATATAAAAAATGAATCATATTACAATTCTTCTGAACAAGAGTATTTTAATAACTACATTGATGATTTAAATAAAAGTTCCATATTATTCGATTATAATAATAACGAAACAATTGAAGACAGTAATATTTCAAATAACTTTGGAAATTCTGAAAATATTTCAAATAACTTTGGAAATTCTGAAAATATTTCAAATAACTTTGGAAATTCTGAAAATATTTCAAATAATTTTGAATTTAATAATTATAACGAATCAAATAATAATAATATGTTTAGATCTATAAATTTATCCAATTATAATTCAAATATAATTTCTTCTAACAAAAATTATAATATTGATAATAATACATCTATATTAAATACACTTTATGAAAAACCTATCGAACATCCATACAATGTAGATAATAGTAATTTATTATTTGATTCTAATTTTATATTCGATACTATTAAACAAGCTAAACGTCAAAATGAAAATGACCCATATTTATTTGAATTTCAAAACCAAAACGATAAAAAAATAAAACTAGATAATTTAAACAATTCTATTTCTTTTACTGGAGAAAATAACAAAGATCCCCACGATTTTGACAAAGAAATAACTAAAAACCCTTATATATAATTTATAAATCAAGATCTACACCGTATAACTTTTCTAATTTCTTTTTATTATCATCATACGGCAAACAACTTTGATAAGAAATTTTTCTAGCCTTAGTTAATTTAATAAACAATGTTTTTTTAATTTCATCTATATTAACTTTATTTAATTTTATATCATCATAATTATTGTCATTAACTTCAAAGTAATTTAGTTTTAATTTATTTAATTTCATTTCATTTAATTGTAATTCATTTTCAATTGGGTCTTTATATAATATCATATCAATATTATCAGTAACAAACTTTATAAGTTCTTCACCAGAAATATTATTAGAAATATTATTATTATATGTATGTTGTATTTTAATTGTTTTATCATCTATATTACTAAATTTATCTATTGTAATTTTTAATTTAATTTTAGAATTACATATATTCCACCCAATCATAAATTTTGTACAAAATGTAAATTCACCTATCATTTTAATTAATTTCTCTATGAATTCATCGTTTTTTTCAACCATTAATTTTGATTTTTCTAATTTGTATTTATTTGTATTAATAAAATCTTCAATATTGTATATAATATCAGACTTTTTATTATTATTATCATACAAATACCATTTATTACAGTAATATTCTAAACGAAAAATACCATTGTCATAATAATAATAATATTTGTCTTTGTCTATAAAATTTAAAGTTTTTAAAAATTCCATTAAATTAATAATATTTATTATAATAAATATTATTAAATCATATTAAATCAATTTTTCATTAATTTAGTTAAATTATTCATTGTCACTATCACTATCTGAATCAAATTGAACTGTTTTAATTCTCCAACCTTGAATCTTATATACATTTTTTTTATCTAATCTAAATTCTGTACAAAGTGCATTTTCTAATTGTTTAATAAAATTATTAAATTTACCAAATGTATTTCTAACAGTATAATCTGCTTTAAATATATCTTTTAATTGCTCTTTTGTAATAAAATCTTGTCGTGTTGCCACAATAACATTTTCATCTATAAATTGTTTAATAATATTATTATCATTTTCATATTTTTTAGTAACTTTTAATACATTAGACGGTGGAGTTAAACCTTGTTGTCTATATAACTTATAATAATCTAATAAAATACACATAAATACACATTTATAATTATCTAATTTTGATTTTAAATCTTTATCTATTTTATATTCATAAATCCCTTGGTTAACATGATCGTCAGTAGGATTTTCTACGAATCTTGAAGAAAATTCTGTTATTTTTAAACGTCTCATTGTTCCCCCATCTATATCAATAGCTGGAATTTTATTACAACATAAAAAAAACTTAGAATTAGGTTTAAATGTGATCTGCGATCCGAACAATTCTCTTGTAGAAATTCTGTCCCCACCAGTTAAAGCTTTCATTACACCAGCTTGTATAATCTCATTTGATTCTGGTTCTTGCATAATAACAGCTCTTTTATTTATAATATTAGCTAAAGCACTATTTGCACTATTTGACGATTCGCGTTTAGATGTAATTAATGAAACTGGACTAACACACGCATAATCTCCTAATGCTTTTAATAATAAATCAGTAATAGTACTTTTACCATTTCCTCCAGTATTATTTTTTCCAGAATAAATATAAAAATTCTCATCTCTTATATGACCATCTAAACAACTAGCCAAAGATTTTAATGTAAAATCTCTAACATCTTCTCTTGGTAATATTTTACAAATAAGATTAAATAATTCAATATATAATGGATGATCATTTGAATAATGTATATATTCATAACCAGTTGACATTGATATATAATCACTATTAATACCCTTTCTAAATTCCATAGTAACCAAATCATAAATACCATTTTCAAACCCAATTAAATCTTTATTTTGATCAATAATCTTATAAAAGTTTGAATTATAAAATTCTAATTCTAAACAATTAAGTTTATTTCCTGACCCTAATAATTTTAAAATATTATGATAATTTTTTACTAATTCTTCACTTGCCCCCTCTTTTATTAATAATCTACGATAATTCTCTACCTTTGTAAAAACATTATTAATCATTAATTTTCGTAAATTAAAACTTTTGTTTTCTTTTACCCAACGAATCGAATTAAAATAATACCATTCATTTTTTTCAGGATTACTACAAACAAACTTTTCACCGTATAATCTATAAATTAACTTTGATATAATATTATCAAATGGTCTCAAATATTTTATATCATGATTAGGTATTTCATCTGCTATTTCACTATAATCATCAGGATTATCTATTTTTGCTAAATATATTAAATTGTGTATTGTATAAATATATTCACTGTTTTCAAATGATTCCCATGCTATTTCACAAGTCTTTTCATCATAATTTTCCCATTTAGAACTAAAATAATGCCACATATCACTTGATTCTTTATTAATCGAATGTAAAATATAACCCACATTAAGCCACTTATTTCTATCAATAAATCTATCAGGATCAAGAATATCTAAATATTTTCTAATAATTTCTTTATCTGAATATATGTCACCATCGTTTATTAAATGTACCTTTTTATTAGTTTCTTTTTTCTTATCTATAGATTTATATTTATAAAGAACACTATTTCCTTCAATAAATGTTACACACGTTTTTTTAAAATTTTCAAATGTAGTGTCCTCAGAACTTATAATATCTTCTCTTAAATCTGTTAAAAAAGAACTCGTATCTAATAAATATAAAGGTCTATTCTGTCCATATTTTGTACATAATAAACTTCTAAGACATTTTGGCGCATACACTGTTGTATCAACAATTTTCTTATCAAATAAATCCTTAAATTTCGGTTTTAATTGTTCTTCCACAAATAATTTCATATTTCTATAATCTGAAAAATGAATTCCCTCAAAAATAATATGATAACTCTTTTTTTCAATATCCGGAATAGATTTTAATATATATACAGCTGTTATATTCTGCAAAATTGACTTTACATAATTTATTATACTCAAAATATCATTTCTATGTGTTAATTGTTCTTCATTAATTTTCTGTAAACGTTTTTTTATATCTGTCGTATCTATAATCTCTGTCTTCTTATCATAATCAATGAAAAATTTCATATATTGTGTAGGCGACCACGACTCATAATACTTATTATCTCCATTTTTAACTCTATCAAATATATTCTGATAACTATCTGCTACTAAAATTTTTGCAAAATTTGAATTCAAATCTCGTCTAAAAAATGCTAAATTATTACTTTTGCAATATTCTATACACTCTATTACTTTTGTAAACTCCATATAATTTTCTTTACTCTAATGTCTATAAATAATTTTATTTTTAAGTAAATACCCAATCACCAATTATTTTAAATGTATATTTTGTTTAATACGTTCAAAACAAACAAATAATATATTGTGAACAATTAAACAAAAATGAATAGAAGACAAAATAATTTGCAAACACGACATATATACCCATACCCATATTCGCATCCATATCCATATCCATACTCGTATCACGGTTATTATCCTTATTTCGATCATCACGATCATTATTATGATTACGACAATTATTATGATCATAATTATGATTATTATGATTACGATTATGACTATTATTCCGATCACGATTACTATTATGATCGAACTCAAACTAATTATCATAACAACGATAATAACGATAATAACGATAAAAATATTCGATTACCACTACAACAAAGATCACAAATACCACCACAACGATCACAAATACCACCACCAGTTTCTAGACGTATGATTAAAACACAACCTAAAATTCCAAGAAGACCTAGATCATTACCTAGATTTATGTAATTAAAATAAAACTTATAGTTAATACAAGTTTTATTTACATTATTGTTACTCTTTTATATTATTTTTATTTTTTTATATTTTATTATTTTTTTATATTTTTTTATTTTATTATATTTTATTATATTTTTATATTTTATTATTTTATTATTTTTTTATTATGCTTGAACACCTCTTTTTGCACGCCCTTTAGTTTTAGGTGGAGAAACTACAACTTCCTCTTCGTGTTCTACTAGTTCTTCTTCTTGTTCTACTAGTTCTTCTTCTTCTTCTTGTTCTTGTTCTTGTTGTTCTACTAATTCATCAGTTTCATTAACATCAAGTTTTTTTGTAGCTTCTACAACTTCTTCTTCAGTATCTAGATCATCTTGATGTTCTTCATCATCATCTAACATTGCATAGCCAGTGATACTTTGTTGATTTTTGTAGACCTTAGCTTGAACAAGCTTCCATTTAGCAGAAATTTTAGTAGTAATACTAAGATATACTAATTCAAGAACTGCAACAACTTGACTTCCTTTTGGAACAACACTGTCAAAGTTAGCTTCATTCATTTCTAATTGAGTTTTATTATTATCAAAAATCAAAACTGGTGTTTTATACTTCTTACTACTCAAAAATCTACCAGTAAAATTGTCAGAGTCAAGTTCTCTCTCACGATCTAATTTTGCACGTACACGAGATGGATAAGTCAACACATTTCCATCTTTATCAGTTGGAATTTTAACAGATGGAGCATAATATGCATCTTCAACTGTTTCCATAGAAACCTTTGGTTTTCCCAACCATTCTTTACTCTTTGATACAATAGTTTCTTTAACTAATTCATCAAATTCTTCTAATTTAGTATGAAATTCACGAATTTCTACTGAATTTTTATCGTCTTTATCTTCACCACCAAAAGACATTTCCATTTCAAAAGAATCATCTTTGTTATCAACAGCATCCTTTTTACGCCATCTTTTAATACCATTTGGTACATACATTTTTGGTGTTTGAACCATAATTTTGCCACCGTTATAATTTACATAGACCATTTTTCTTCCGTGATTGTCAGTTTTTACGTCAGAGAAGGAAACTTTGTTCAAATCAAGATTGACTGCTTTAATAATAGACATTTTAGTTGTTGTTGTTGTTTTTATAATATTTATCTAAATAAAAATCAAATTCAATTTTTTTTTAATCTGTTTTTCGGTATTGTTTATATTAACGCGTTTTTTAATTTTAACGCGTTCTAAAAATTTAATTTAAAAATATGAGTATTTATAAAATTAATACAAATGTCTTTATTAATAAATAAAACACAAAAAGAACTAACGCAATATAAAACAAAATTATCAGAAGAAACTTCTACACAAAGTGACCTTGATATCGATACAAAATTAAGTCTTCTTATGAAATCACTAACTGATTTTTACAGAGATTCAATTTATATAGAACAAATTAAAAGTATTATAGATCAAAATAGTGTTATTTCACTCCGAATTTTAGATTGGTTTATTACAAACTATTCAAAAAAACACAGAACAATTATAACAAACAACAAACGATCAATTGATGTTTATCAAAATTATAAATTACAATTAAAATCGTTTTCTAAGCGTCAATTTGATCCTTTTTGTCGTAAGAATAAGATCATTTTCTATTATAACGACGAAGATTATATTGAAACCAGTTGTGGTCAATTATGTTTCTTTAGATGGTGCTTTGAAAATAATATATTAAATTATGTTAAAGATAACCTCAGTATTATCGAGCAAGATATGAAAAATTCTTTAAAATCTAAAAAAAATATGAAAACACCAGAATCATGTCAAAAACGTCAACCATTAAGTGTATCTGCATCCAGAAGTGTATCAAAACAAAATGTCAAATACACCGTCAAATTCGACTAAAAACATCGAGTATTTAGTGTTATATTTTAAATTAAAAACGCATTTAATTTAAAAATAAATACTATATGAGTATATAACCTACACATAATGATAGAAGAAATAAAAACTGATAATAATTGTATAGTTAAAGCATTTGAAAATAACCCTATATCAATCTTACATGAAGATATAAATAATAAAAAAATATACTATTTTAAAGCATCTGATATAGGTAAAGTATTAGATATTGTAAATATAAGAACAAGTATAGTAAATTTTGACGAAGATGAAAAGGTAGTACGTACTACGTACTCATCAAATAGTGGTAATCCAGATACGATATTTTTAACAAGTCAAGGCGTTTATCGTTTACTTTATAACAGTAAGAAAGAAATAGCTAAGAAATTTAGAAAATGGGCAGGTAATATTCTTGATGATATTATTTTTAATCAATCTACAGAATTAAAACGACAACTCGAAGAAAAAGATCAATTACTTATCCAACAACGTGAACAAACAGAACAAGAAAAAGAACAATTATTAGAAAAAACTTTATTAAATCAATTTCCCAATAATACCCAATGTATTTATTATGGAAGAGTCGATGATAAAGATACAGTAGGTGGAACATTAGTTAAATTCGGTATGAGCAATAATTTACAAGAAAGAATAAAAACACATAAAAAAACATATACAAATTTTAGACTAACAAATGTGTTTAAAGTTTCAAATCAAATAGAAATAGAAAATTGTATTAAAAAACACCCGATATTAAAAAAACGTATCAGGAATATCATGTTAAATAATATGAATTATAGAGAATTAATTTGTACCAATCCAACAAGACAAGATCCTAATTTTTCATTAGAAAAACTAAACGAATATATTGAACAAATTATAGAAGAAAATCAATACAATTTAGAAAATTACAAAAGACTTCTTAAAGTTAATAACGATTTAGAACTAGAAATTATCGAAATAAAAAATCAAAATAAAAGGTTGGGAGAAGAAAATGAAAAATTACTGAAAAAAATGGAATGTTTTACACCATCTGTAGAAGAAAATCTACTTAAAAAACACAATAAAACAGAAACAAGCACTGGATATTCATTATTTGCATTTTATTGTAATAATACTGTAGAAAACAAAAAATTATCAAGATATAAAATTGGTTTATGTAAAACATCATCTCTTGAATTACGTGAAAAAGCATATAAATCTACGTATGAAAATGGTAATATAATTCATTGTATTAAACTAAAACATCCATTTATGGAAAAAATATTATTGTATTTATTAAAAAGACATCTTACTTTTTTAAATAATGATCTTTATGACGGATCAATTGATGATATTAAATTAATTTTTAATATCGTATTTAAACTAGAAGAATTACTTATTAATAACGATTTGTATAATATTATGAAAATTTTAAATAATGAACAACTAGAAA